CGGGTGATCCTGCCGATCTTTTCCAAGCTGCGCATCTCGGCGGCGTCGCAGGTGACGCGGTTTACGATCATCAAGGAATCAACATCGTCGAATCTTTTGCCGCAGCCGCTGGATGAGTTTAAACCGTCCAAGATCGACCGGCTGACGCTGAACGTGCTGCTCAACCACATGCGAAACGCATATGACGGTACGGACGGAGAACGCGGCCGCGCGGATCAGACGTCTGTGAAATATCCGCTGACATCACCGCTCGTGGTTGCTGGCGAGGAATCGCCCTCCGAGGCGTCGATCCGTGAGCGCAGCATTGAGTTGCTGTTTTCGAAGAAGGACCTGAAATCGGAGGCACACAGGATGGCGTTTGCGAAACTCTCCGCAATGCCGGATATGCTGGCTTCGTTTGGCCGTTCTTTGCTTGACGCGGTGCTGAACATTGCGGCGACTGACGCCGAAACATGGTACAAAGCCGGACTTGGCCAGTTTGAGCAGGGGATGCCGTCACGAATTCGGAGCAATCTCGCTTGCTGCGTCTCCGGGCTTCGGCTGGTGGAGCGCATCTGTCAGCAGTGCGGATTAAATTGGCCGGACGTATTCGACATTCCATTCGAAGCCTGTGTTCAGTATTTGGCGCGCGGCGCAAAAGAGTTCCTCTTGGACGGCGGCGACGCGAACAAGGGAATCATTGAACAAACGCTGGAGATTATGGCGCGTATGGGACTTTATCAGAATGAATGGACGATCATGGAGAATCTCAATCACGTGGCCATCTGCTTCCGACGCTGCTACGATCGCTACACCCAGTACCGGCGTGAGCATGCGAACGGCGGAGAATCTCTGGAATACGCGCAGTTCCTCAAACAGATGCGTCAATCCGACTTGTTTGTCGCGTATAAACCGGTACGAATCAACGGAGAACTGCGTCGGGCATATGTGCTGGACTATGACGAGATAAAAAAACGCTGTGATATAGCGACTTTTGACAGTTCGGCGCCGGAACCGATCTCCCCTTGGGAATAAGAATCACATGTTACTTGTTACTAGTTGTACCTTCATTTTTAGAGCTACGCGGAAAAGATACATTCTTTCGCGCGTGTACGCGCGCACGCGTGAGTGCGCGCGCATATAGCCGCGACTCTAGATGCGGGGAGTAACACGTAACAGGTAACTGAAAGGAATACGATGTTGGAGAAAGATATTGTGGCCGCAATCATGCGGATGTTAAAAACAGTCCCGCGCTGCTTTGCCTGGAAAGAGCATATCGGGATGTTTGGAACAGCGGGGCTTCCAGATGTGATCTGCTGTCTGGACGGCCGGTTCTTCGCTTTTGAAGTGAAGACTCCGGATGGGATTGTCACGAAATTGCAGGAGCGCACGATACACAAAATCAAAGTTGCCGGCGGTCGCGCATTTGTGGTTCGATCACTGGATGATGTGAAAGCCGTGCTGTGGGCATATGCAGGAATTGAAATATAGACGGAGGTGGTTTTTCGCATGAATGCCAAGGAATATCTATCGCAGGCATACCGAATCGACCAGCGGATCAACAGCAAGCTGGAACAAGTGATGTCCCTGCGAGCTCTGCTGGGCAAAGCAACCGGCACGTTAACCGGCGCACCAAAGGTAGTTACACCGAACCCGCATTCCATGGAGGATGCCATCTGTAAAATGGTCGATATGGAAAATGAGATCAACGATGACATCGACATGCTGGTCGATCTGAAAGCGGAGATCATGAGTTGTATCAAGCGGATAGAAAATACGGAGTACCAAACGCTGTTGGAGATGCGGTACCTGTGTTTCAAACGCTGGGAGGAGATCGCAATCGAATTGAACTACAGCATTCAATACGCTTTTCGTATGCACGAACGGGCGCTGACAGAAACAGAAATCATTCTGAAAAAGGAGAGTAAAGTTGATTGAAAGAGAGTTCGATCCTTTGATATTGTTATGCTGACGAAAGAGTGGAGAGCCTCCGCAGGCAAACAAACGCGGAGGCTCTTCTCGTGTCCGGAGGATCAGTATGCCCAGAAAACCCAAGCGTCCGTGTTCCTATCCGGGTTGCGGCAGGCTGACCGACAGACGCTACTGCGACGAGCACAAGCAGATCGCCGAGCGACAATATAACCAGTACCTTCGCGACCCTGACACCAACAAACGATATGGCCGCGCGTGGCGGAGAATCCGTGCTCGATATATGCAGGCACACCCGCTGTGCGAACAGTGTGAAAAAGAGGGCCGCCTTACCCCTGCCGAGGAAGTGCATCATATCCTTCCTCTTGTAAATAGTGGTACGCATGACGAAATGAATCTCATGGCGTTGTGCAAGAGTTGCCACTCAAGAATAACGATCGGCAGCAACAACACAAATCATCATTAACACGAAGAAAGCTACCCCGTGGGGTATTTACATCTCTACAACCTCGATAATCGGGCAACGCGGCCGGGTCACGTACAAATTTTCGCAGAAGTTACAGGGGGAATAGCCCTCTATTTTTTTGGAGGAAACGCTCATGGGAAGAAGAGGTCCGGCGCCAGGGAAAGGTGGCAGACCGCCAAAGCCGTTGGTGGAGAAAGTGCTTGACGGTAATCCCGGCAAGCGAAAACTGACCGTTGTAGAGTTTCCTAACACCGCCAACCTACAGGGTAACGAGATGCCTTTGCCAAGAGAATTGCTCTCCGCGCGACAGAAAGATGGTCGAAGCCTAGAAGCCGCAGAGATATACGTGAACACTTGGGACTGGCTCGACCAGCGTGGCGCGGCAAGGATCGTTTCTCCGCAGTTGCTGGAGCGGTACGCCATGAGCGCAGCACGCTGGATTCAGTGTGAAGAGGCGGTGACTGAGTATGGCTTCTTAGCGAAGCATCCGACGACCGGCAGCGCGATCCAGTCTCCGTATGTAGCTATGAGCCAGAATTACATGGCGCAGACCAACCGGCTCTGGTATGAAATCTTCCAGATTGTAAAGGAAAACTGCGCGACCGACTACACGGGCACGAATCCGCAGGACGACGTTATGGAGCGTCTGCTGACCGCGCGCAGGGGGAAATAAGTATGGATGAAGTACAAGCATTCCTTTGTTCTCTGAAATACCACCGCCTGACAAGTCAGCAACGAAAAACGCTGCGCGGGCAAGCACTTGCGGGAAACCTTACAGCGGCGCAAGTAGGACTACGAAAAATCTTAGCGAAAGGATCACAGCATGGTCATTCAAACGCTGCCGATCGGTAAGCTCGTTCCGGCGGATTATAATCCGCGCAAAGACCTAAAGCCCGGCGACTCCGAATATGAAAAGCTGAAACGATCATTGTCGGAGTTCGGATATGTGGAACCAGTTATCTGGAATCAAACCACAGGCCATGTCGTTGGCGGACACCAGCGCTTGAAGGTGCTGATCGATACCGGCGTAAACGAAGTCGAGTGTGTCGTCGTGGAGATGGACGAAGACAAAGAGAAAGCGCTCAATGTCGCGCTCAACAAAATCAGCGGCGAATGGGATAAAGAAAAGCTCTCTCTGCTGATCTCTGATCTGCAGCTTACGGATTTCGCTGTATCGCTGACAGGATTCGATGCCCCTGAGATTGATGCACTGTTCAAGGATACGCAGCGAAAGGGTGTGCAAGACGACGACTTTGATGTGGAAGCCGCGCTGAAAGAACCTGCGATTACGAAGGCGGGTGACCTTTGGCTGCTCGGCAAGCATAGGATTGTCTGCGGCGACAGCACGAAACGTGATGTGTTCGACATTCTCATGGACGGCGGCCAGGCGAATCTCGTGGTCACCGATCCCCCATACAATGTGAATTACGAAGGCAGCGCGGGTAAGATTAAAAACGACAACATGACTGATAGCGCGTTTTATGATTTCCTGCTTGCTTCGTTTCAAAACATGGAAGCCAGCATGGCGAACGACGCGTCGATATATGTGTTCCACGCAGATACTGAGGGTTTGAACTTCCGAAGAGCGTTCTCGGAAGCGGGGTTCTATCTGTCTGGTACCTGCATCTGGAAGAAACAGTCTCTCGTGCTCGGTCGAAGTCCATACCAATGGAGGCATGAGCCGGTCTTATTTGGCTGGAAGAAGAAGGGTCGCCATGAATGGTACGCCGATCGTAAGCAGACGACGATCTGGGAGTTCGACAAACCGAAGCAGAATGCAGATCATCCGACCATGAAGCCGGTGGAGTTACTGGCGTATCCTATCCTGAACTCCAGTATGGCGAACTGCGTCGTTCTGGATCCCTTTGGCGGCAGCGGCAGTACCTTGATCGCTTGCAAACAGACCGATCGTGTCTGTCGCATGATCGAGCTGGACGAGAAGTACTGCGACGTGATTGTGAAGCGGTATATCGAGCAAGTTGGTTCGCCGAAGGATGTCACTCTGGTTCGTGATGGTGTTGAAACACCTTACGCGGAGGTTGCCGATGTGTGAACTGACGCTTGGCAGTCTGTTCGACGGCAGCGGTGGGTTTCCGCTCGGCGGGTTGCTTTGTGGGATACGATCGGTTTGGGCATCGGAGATCGAACCGTTCCCGATTCGCGTCACGACAAAGCGGATGCCGTTCATCCGGCATCTGGGCGATGTATCGCGCATCGACGGCGCAAAGATCGAGCCTGTCGATATCATTACATTCGGCTCGCCCTGCACCGATCTTTCGGTTGCGGGAAAGCGTGCGGGATTGTCGGGTTCACAGTCCGGCCTGTTTCATGAAGCGATCCGGATCGTGCGGCAAATGAGGGAATCAACAAATGGAGCATATCCAAAATACATCGTCTGGGAAAATGTCCCGGGTGCGTTCAGCAGCAACGGAGGACAGGACTTCAAAGCGGTGCTCGACGCGATCGCCGGGATCGCCGCGCCGGGAGCCGAGGTGCCTGCGCCTGCGGACGGTAAGTGGCCCTATGCCGACGTATATCTGGGAACGGGATGGAGCGTGGCATACCGCGTTGTCGACGCGCAATATTTCGGAGTCGCCCAACGCCGCCGCCGTATCTACCTTGTCGCAAGTTTTGTCGACGAACGCGCCGGAGAAATACTATTTGAGCGCGAAGGCGTGCGCAGGGATTT